GAAGAGTTTCAAAAGTGTATAGAGAAAACATATCCTAGGATAGAAGATGACTTCGCACCTTTGTTGAAGAAGAGCTCTTTTAAGGCAACATCAGCAACTAGGTCTCATTTAGATTTTTTGGAATGTCCAAAAAATTATGTATATTATGGAACAACGGAGACTAGAAGCTCTGCGAACTCGTTAGTTGAATTTACACCATTGTGTGAAGAAGTGAAGCCTTTTATTAAAAAACAATATACAAAACCTGATATGACCTGGAAACCTTTTAATATTGCGCTTCGGCAGTATACAAATCCAACAATTATAACGCGAGATTTTGTTGATTTGGCAGCAACCTTGTTTTTAGAACATGTTGTAGAATCTTTCCCTGAAAATTTGAAGATTGATTATTTGAAGCCTATGCCACCTATTATGGCGGTTAATGGAAAACCTCAAATTAGATTCTTTGATGGAATTAACAGATCAACATCAGCAGGGTTTCCTTACAATAGGAGTAAACTTTATTATCTGGAAGATTGGATTAGTGATATTTATCCCAATGGGGTTATCCCCACTGACGAGATAATGGAAGATAGGAAGGTCATGTTGGATTTATATAAACAGTCCCAGCGTGCACATGCTGTGTTTAAAGCTACATTAAAGGATGAAGCGGTTACATTGGAGAAAGCACAAGCTGGTAAAACGAGAGTTTTTATGGCAGCGTCTTTTCCTTTCATTATGATTGTAAGGGAATATTTTATTCCTATTGTAAAGCTGCTACAAGAAAATCCATACATATTTTGTTTAGCAGTCGGAATAAATGCTAGTTCTTGCGAATGGCATGAATTGACATCCTACCTAAGTGAGTTTCCAAATTGGTTGGATGGAGATTATTCTGCCTTTGATAAAGGCATGAGTAGACTTGAAGTAGCAAGGGCTATGGACTTTCTTATCGCCATTTCAGTCCATTTTGGTTATTTCTCTGATGAGGATATAACAGTGATGCAAGCTATAAAGGAAGATATGGTTCAAGCAGTTATTGACTATGATGGATCAGTCCTCTCATTTATGGGTGGGAATCCTTCGGGCAACCCACTAACAGTTATTATTAATTGTATAGTAAATGTTTTTAGATTTATTGCTGCATACAACGCAACAACTGGGAGAACAGATTTTTTCCAAAACGTCAGACCCATAACTTATGGTGATGATGTTGTTTGTACTGTTACTGATGAAGTTTGTGATGAATTTAATTTTGTTACTATCTCTGAAGTATTCTCCCGGTGGAACATTAAATTTACTGATGCTGCAAAATCTAGCAATGCACAACCGTTTTCCAAAAGGGACCAAATTCAATTTTTAAAAAGATCCTTTTCTTATAATAAGGAAACTGAAACATTCTTGGCACCATTAGAAGAAGAATCAATATTTAAATCAATGTACATTTGGAATCGTAGTAAAGCTATTACTAAGGAGGATCAAATGGCTCAGGTTATTGAAAGTGCTTCTATGGAGTATTTCCAATATGGCAGGGATATATTTGATCAAAAACATATAAAATTGAGGGAATGGTATGCTAGGTTTTCAAAGAAGGAATTAAAGTCCTTTGATTACTATTTGGAAAAATATAAAATTAGTGTGGAGGAATCCACACAACCGAAAGCTTTTAATGAGAAATTTTGCTTAGGTGAAGAACCAAGTATATCACAAACACTTGACCAAAGTAGTGACAGTGCTAAGGAAGATAGCACAATTCTAGATGGCCCAACTAGCCATTTAGTCTTATAAACCAGTTTCAAATCAAAATAAAAGCATGGCGAGCAATGTCGGCTCGACCAACGTTGACCATAGTGACGAGACTACTATGGCGGGCGGATCGCAATCCGCAATTAATCATGAAGTTCCATTAGCATCTGCATCTGATGTAGATTCCAATGAAGCTTCGCAAATAAATCTACATTATGCAGATTCTAATACTGGTTCAGTGGTAAGATTTAATCCAATCGCTGATAATACTTTCTATGATGGATACGCTCCAGATATGGATTTGAAGAATTTCTTTTCAAGACCCGTTACAATCAAACAATTTGATTGGGTTGAGGATGCATCATTAACTCAAGTATTTCAACCATGGCGATTGTATTTTGATGATGTTCGTGTAAAGAAGAAGCTTGATAATTATGCGTTTATATCTTGTAATTTGCATTTAAAGTTTATGATTAATGCTTCCCCCTTTTATTATGGGTTAGGATTGGTTTCATACCAACCTAAACAGGCTTTTAATCAATGTCGAATCTCGACATCAACTGCAAATCGCCAAGCACAATTTGTATCTCTTTCCCAGAGGCCACATGTGTATCTGTATCCTCAAAATTGTCAAGGTGGTGAAATTGTATTGCCCTATGTTAATAATAAAAATTGGATCAGAGTAAATTCTGCGACCGAATTTGATAACATGGGTGAGATAATAGTCACTGAGATAGTGAGATTACAAAATTGCAACAATGTGACTGGGCAATCTGTGAATGTTACTGTTTTTGCGTGGGCTGAAGATGTTAGACTCTGTGGTCCTACTGTCAATTTGGCCTTACAGTCAGATGAATATGAGGGCCCTATTTCAGGTCCTGCATCTGCAGTGGCCAAACTTGGCGCAAAGTTGAGGGATGTGCCTATAATTGGCAAATTTGCTACTGCTACTACTATTGGAGCTAGTGCTGTAGCGAATATTGCGAGGCTCTTCGGCTTTACAAACGTGCCAACTTTGGAATCACAGAAACCTTTAAAAAATGATCCATTTTATAATATATCAAGTTCAGACATTTCTACTTGTGTTGATAAATTAACACTTGATCCAAAGAATGAATTAACCATTGATCCACGTGTAGTTGGAATTAAACCTGTTGATGAGCTAGCTATTGCTAATATCGTTACCAGGGAGAGTTACATATATACAGCATTGTGGACTGATGCCAATGTTTACAATGATGTTATCATGCAAGCGCGAGTAACACCTCAGCACCTTCAATCATCTTTAGATGGTGGTGTTCGAGGATATTATCTTACTCCAATGGCTATGGTATCAGAAATGTTCTCTTATTGGAGAGGAGATATAATTTTTCGATTTAAAGTTATTGCCTCTCGTTATCATAAAGGGCGTCTCAGAATTTCTTGGGATCCAGATGGGAATTTGTATACTAATCCTGATTCAACCAATGTTGTGTTTACAAAAATTGTTGACATAGCGGATGAGCAGGATTTTGAGATCAGAATTCCTTATAATCAAGCAACTGCATTTTGCAAGCACGATCCATCCAATATTATATCAAATATTCGTGATGGGTCCGCTGCTTATACGCATAATTTATTGTTTGATAATGGTATCTTGAATGTTAGAGTGTATAATGATTTAACTGGTCCTCAAGCTGCAAACTCTGTTTCTCTTGCAATTTTTGTTAGAGGTGCAGAGAATTTGGAGTTTGCTTCCCCTCAAAATATAGAAAGAACTTGGTCCCATTTTGTTCCTCAATCAGAGGAATT